GACTCAATACCAGTTTTAGGTTGAACACTAGGGGGAGCTACAAAAGTATCTACAGGTCTTGCAGACCCTTGAAAAGCTGTACTGACAAAACTAGATGACATTAATTTGGAAGAAGAGAAGCGTATGAGTTAAGACCTGATGTTGCCACATTCAGCAGTACAGATCCTAATGATGGTATCTGGTTATAAGCTTGATTAACACTACTCTGTAGCTGATTACGTCTGTTATCTCTCTGTGCTGTTAATCCTTGTACATTCCTTGTATATTGTCTGCTTGCTGATTCCACTGCTTGGTTAATAGCTTCTCTTGCATTTGCTGTCTGCCTTTCCTGATCCTGTAATAATAGATTTACTGTAAGACCTGCTCTTTCACTTGCTCTTATAGCTCCTCTTGCCTGCAATCCTTGTATTGTTTTAGCCAGTTTTGCTTGTGCTGATGACTTTCTAGTTTCCTTTAACTGATCTGCTGTAGCTGCCTGCTGTGCAGCAAAAGCCTGTTCTGCTGATCTGTTTGCTATCAGTGCTGATTGATATGTTTGCCTAGCTGCTGCCTGTGCTGCTGATCTTTGTGCTAAACCAGTTACTAAGTTAAGACCAAGAGATGCTGCAAACAATGGGCCTACCCCTGCTCCTAATGCTGGTAACGCTGCAACACACATCTATGCGATCCTCAAAAATTCGTAGAATGGTTTGTTTTGCATACCATACTTTTCATGATATTGAATAAAGGTAAATCCAAGAGACTTTAACCACTTGATAGCAGAAGTATTCTCTGCATATACAAAATTATATAAGACTTTGTAAGATTTCAACAGGTTATCTACCCATTCTCGACCTTTTCTTATTAGTTGTATTCGATATTTTTTATTATCAAACAACGCATCAGTTGCAACCATCCATATAACACCACCACTCACAACACCACAAAGACCTATAGGATCATTATTATCATCAGCTATTGTCATATTTACTTTGCTACATAGATATGTAAATTGCAAAGCTTGTAAAGGGTCTTGTCCTGTTTGATAAAAAGCTTCAATTTTATCAACTTCTCTAAGATTTTTAGCTACATATTGAAGATCTTTAAATGTAGCTTTTCTTAAATGTCCCATCAGACTCTTCTACTTCTCATGTAAAACATTGCTTCATATTCAGCACTGGATAATTGTGTTGGCAAGTAGGTGTCATTTTTTACATCTATATTAACTCTATCTGCTCTACTCATTATTGGCACTCTAAATGTACCTGTTTCTAAATTTATTTGACCTACGGTTGCAGAGGCTGCACCTAGAAAACGACCTGTAAATTTATGGGTAGATGTATCTCTATTTTCTGGTGTGACTTCTACCTGAAAGAAACCAGTATCTTCAAACTTGATATAAAAATGATGTAGTTGTAAACGACCACTTATTAATTCACTTGAATTATTTGTACGACTTTCAGTAAGTCTTTGTTGACTAAATCTATAGTGCATTAAATATTGTTCTCCAATAATAAATTTACTATTTCTAAAATCACCACTTGCTGTAATTGTTGAATTAGAACCATTAGTTAAGTTAGTTGTTTGTAAAACTTGACCTGGTTTTAAAGGTACTGTATTGCCTTTAAAATCAACAAATGTACTTGTTTCTCCACTAGCCAGATAACGACCTACCACTGCCATCTTTCCATTTAATCTATAAGGCACAGTAAATGTTGATATATCAGTGGTGGAGTTATAAGAAACAGAAACACCACTAGTAGCTTCTGTAACCTTATGATCTAAGTGATATTCAAAATCTGCATTAGTTTCTTTAAAGTTTGCTTCAAATGGCATTTTTTCCAAACTTGTACCATTAACTTCTTCTATAACCATAAATAAATCAGTACCAATAAAATCTATATTTTTAATTGACTTGGCAGAATTAAGAGTAAAGGTAGACCAACTATTTAATATTTTTTGAAAATTATCACCATACAACCATCTGTTGATATATAACTTGTTAGGTTCATCTGTTCCAACTAAAACTAATACATCTTCATTTGTAGATACGGCTAGTTTAAAAATATTACTAGGTATTAATTTTGGTACATGAATAGTAATATTGCTTGCATCTTTTATAGATACATTTTCTTGTGATATATATTCTCTTACACCAGCAAAAGATCCTTTACTTGTTAAATAATAAATAGAACTACCACTACCTACTGGCTGTGCAGAATCACTAGATTCAAATTCTGTAATTACAACTACGTTAGCTGTTTTAGGTGTTAAAGAATCAGATGATGATGTTAATACAAATTGCGTCTGATCTGAGAACAAGATTAACTGTTCTCCCATAGTGACTGCGTGTTTAAGAATAGCAACCTTTGTATGAGAAGCAGCAACATCAATAGGATCACTATCTATAACGGATAAGACAGTCTCCGGAAAGAAGTTAAAGAACTCTGAAACCCTTGACAATACTGCATTGTCATCAGTTAAGAAACCTAATCTGTTTCTAAAGAAGAAGACATTATTAATTGTATTACCGACAAAAGAAGGGTTGGGTGCTGAATCTAAATCACCAACAGTTCTTTCTCCCCATTTGGGTAAGGTAAAAGCACGAGCTACAGTACAATTACCATTTGTTGAAGCAGAGTTACCGCCAGTATAAGTAAATGAGTTAGTAGATACAGTTGCAATATTATAAAAACCATCCAGACTTGTACCAGAAGTTATGTCTGTAAAAATTCTCTCACCAACAACAAAACCATGATTATTTAAATTTACAGTAACTGTTGTACTTGATTGTGTATATGTAGCGTTAGTTGCTGTTGGGGTGTAATTATCTCCATCTACTCTTGCAAACCTAAAATTATTATCCGACTGCCTTACCAGTACATGGGGCATAGTGTCGTAATCAAATTTAAAATTAATACCAGGCATGACACTTTCTTCCCATTGCCCCTCTTCAAACGTGCCACCATTATTAGTTACAAACTTTACAAAGTAATTATCAAAATTAGTAGATTCATCTCCTTTTATCTCAACGACATAACCATTAGGTGAAACTATTGGCAGGTCTGTAAATCTCTGTATTGAATCTTTTACTAATGTGATTTGTGTATTACCTTGGCTATCAGTAACATCAATAGAAAAGTTTGTACCTGTATTTTTTCTTATCCATAAAACAGGACCATTCTGACTAATGGTAAAACCAGTCAGACCAGAATCTAATCCAGATTTAAGATCAGTCGCTACTTGTGTGGTGCTAAGTGTAGAATCTGAAGAAGTGTCATCAGTAACAGTCACACCATCTATAGTGATTGAATATGTAGTCTTATCTGAAACTTGATTTATAAATACAACTGCTTGATGTTCTAGTTGAACAACACTACCACCAAGAAAATCTGTATTGTAAGAACTTAAGGTATTATTCATTCTTACTGTCTTTGTCGTATTAACAACAAAGGTAAAATCAGCAATAGTTACAGTCTTTATTTCATCTCTAGGATTAGTCGTTGTTAAATAATCAACACCATCTGGTTTATGTACTGTTCTTTCTGTTCCATCCAAGTCATATACTTTGACATTACCATTGCTAAATATTGCTACATACCTTTCATTTATATCTCTATTTATAGTTTGTATATGAACATTACCAACAGTAGAAGAACTTAGATTAGTTATAAACTGTGTACCAGAACGTTTTACAAGACCCTGTACTGGACTGCTATTAGCATTATCCTGTATGTCTGCATGATCGGATTGTTTGGTTGAATCAGCAGCTTGTGATATTCCTCTTAACAATGTAGGTATTGCTCTTGATATAACACCCATAATTATCTAATTAGTGCGTTTGCTGGTGAGTAGGTATCGAAGACACTGGTTAATGATGGATCTCCTCTTAAAAGATTATGATCACCATTAGCTAAGTCTGTTTCCATCAGTATAGCTCTAGCTCTTACTTCGTCCTGTTGTGTATATGTTCTTAGTCCATCATCACTGACTAATCTATCAACAAAGATGCGAGCAGCTTTTATATTAATATATCTTCTTGCAGGTTCTGGTATCTCATTAAAAGTTCTGAAATAAACCACAGTACAGATCAGATCTTCATCAAATTCAAACTTATTATTTAATCTGTCATATAATCTTAAACCACGTTGTATTGCATCAATCGTAGGGTGCTGATGAATATTAGGATCTATTCTTAAAACATCAGAAGAGAAAGTAATTTGTTTAGAGTTATTTCTTGTAAAAGTAACATCTATTTCTGTATTAAAAGACCAACCTTCTGATTGAACTTCTTTATTAACTTCTGTAAGAGTTGATTGTGCTAGTCGTACATCAACAGGAACTGTACCTGTAAGACTATTAACAGGTGCTTCTCCTATAGCTGCCAACATAATGTTGATAGCTGCTAGTTCAGTGGTTGTAGCTGAAG